AGAAGAGAAGACAAGCTGCTGCACCCAGACCGACGGATGCCGAATTCTATCCGTCTGGGCCTTGACAGACGCTGATCGAGACCTGACGGTTTCTGCAGCTAGAAACCCTTGACATCCCGCGAATAAGAGGTGACAGATACGATGGGCCGCAACCCCGCACCGAAGGGTTTGAAGGTACTCCGGGGTGACCCGGTAGCGCGGATCAACATGAATGAGCCTGAACCGGGCGATCTGCAGTGTCCATCAGCGCCGTCCTGGTGTACGCAGGGAGCTAAGAGCCTCTGGAAGCGCCTAGCGCCCGATCTGCACGCCAAGAAGGTGCTGACGTGGTGGGACCGCGATGCGTTCGCGGTGCTGCTCGAGGCGTTCGTCACGCACCGTGAGGCGACCAAGCTTATCCAGGAGCACGGGCTGCTGCCCAACGGACCTGAGGGCAATCGGAATCCGGCCATCACCATCCAGCAGATCGCTGCGCAGGAGATCCTTTCCTACTCATCGCGGTTCGGATTGACGCCAAGCGATCGATCCAAGCTCATCGTGGACAAGGTTGAGGTGGATGAGGACGATGTCCAACGCCTGATGGCATGAAGACCCGGTTCAACGACGCTGCTGCAGATCGCGCGTGCGCCGTGTTTGAGAAGGCGCTGGTCCACACCAAGAGCACGTGGGCGCGGAAACCGTTCACACTTGCGCCATTCCAGCGTGACGATCTGATCAGACCGCTGTTTGGCACGCAGATGTGGGACCCTGACTTCGAAGAGTGGGTGCGGCTCTACAAGCTGGGCTGGATCGAGATGGGCCGGAAGAATGGCAAGTCGGAGATCCTAGCTGGTGTTGCGCTGCTGCTGACAGGGTTCGACGATGAAGAGGGCTCAGAGGTCTACGGTGTAGCGAAAGACACCGAACAGGCATCGCACGTGTTCGATGTCGCGCGCAGGATGCTGGAGCTGGGCGGTTTGGGTGGTCCACCGCGCTCTGGGAAGCCATTCATCATCTACCCCACCAACAAGCGGATCGTTTACACAAGAACCAGCAGCTTCTACCGCGTGATCGCAGCTGACGCGCTGGGCAACCTGGGCCAGAACCCGCACGGCATCCTGTTTGATGAGGTGATCGCGCAGCCGAACGGTGAGCTGTGGGACGCGCTCAAGACCGGCTTCGGTGCGCGCACGCAACCGCTGATGCTGGCAGCAACCACCGCCGGCGATGATGCTGCGGAGTTTGCCCGTTTGGAGCACGATTTCAGCATGAAGGTCGCCGATGACCCGTCATTGGACCCGCGGCGCTTCGTTTACATCAGAAACCTCCCGCAGGACGTGGATTGGAAGGACGAGAGCAGGTGGGGCGAACCGAACCCCGCGCTCGGCATCTTCCTGCGACCACAGGTGTTGCGTGACGAGTTGACCAGCGCGACCAACAATCCGCGGGAGGAACGCGCGTTCAAGATGTTCAGGCTCAATCAGTGGCAATCTGGCGGTGTTGAGGGCTGGGCAGGTGCTCAAACGTGGTCAGAACAGGGAAACGTGCAGCTGATCGATCGTGCGGCGCTTGCTGGACAGCGGTGCTGGGGTGGCGTGGTAGCTGCATCGGCGACTGATCTCGCTGCTGCATCGTGGACGTTCAAAGCTGCCAACGGTGTAGGTACGCAGACGCTGTGGGACTACTGGCTGCCTGAGGAGCGCTTGCCCGATCTGAACCGCCGTACCAGCGGGAAAGCCGAGATGTGGGTCAAGAACGGACATCTGAAGCTCACAGAAGGCAACGAACTGGACATCTCAGCGATCGTGGACCGCATCCGCACCGCTGTGAAGGACTGGGACGTGCGCGAGCTGGCCTACTTCAGCGGCAACGCGCTGGGCATCATCCAGCCCGTGATCGCCGACCGCCTGGTCGAGACGGTAGCCATCAGCGCCAACACCCAAGGGTCATCGCTGGTGGACTGGGAGCAGATGTTGAGCCGAGGCGAGTACGTCCACGCAGCGCATCCGATCACCAGCTGGCAGGTTTCACACCTGCAGGTGCGTGAAACGACCACCGGAACACCGCGCGTAGACATCAAAGGATCGCCTGGGAACGTATATGGCGTGTTGGCAGCGGAGTTAGGGCTGCGTAGGTACCTACTTGGGCAGAACCTGCGGCGTAGCGCCTACGAAGACCATGACCTAGTGATCGCATGAGGGGAGTACCGATGGACGACCTGGACTTCATCGAGAGCGTGGAGGAGCAGATCGCCGTCCTGGACCCGCCTGCTGTCGTCGAGCCTGAGCTTGGCATCGAAGACTTTGAAGCGCAGATCGCTGCACTGGACGATCGACCGGACGAAACGGAGCCAGAACCGGAGCCAGAACCCGCGCTGGACGCTGCAGCAGCTGAGGAAGAGCTGGAAGCGATCGTCACGGAGCTTCAGGGTCTAAACCCCGTAGAATCGGAGACCCCGGTCGAAGAAGTTGAGGAGCCAGAGGAAGTGGTCGTGGCGCACGAACCAGTCATCCGCGCCGCGAAGGAGATCGTGCGCGATCCTGAGACCGGGCTCATCCAATACATCGTGGACGTGCCGGTGCAGGAACAGGAATGAGCCTAGCGAACGAGGGCGAACTAGACATCTTGGGTGACTGGTTGCGCGATGAAGTACCCAGCCCCAAGTATCTGGCGCTCCTATCCACGGTGCCGCGCGCATCTGACACGCTAAACGACCTCGCCGAAGTTTCCTCCTCCTCAGGGTATTCGCGGCAGGTGTTGCCGGCGGCTGGTTGGGCGGTGCCGGTGCTGACCAGCGGCGACTACCGCACCACGGCTGGTCAGCTGACGTACGGCCCAGCGATCGGTGAGAAGTGGACCGTAGCTGCTGTGGCTGTCGTGACCGCTGCATCGGGCACCGTAGGCAGGTTCCTGCTGTGGGTAGCGCTGCGCGCGCCGGTGACCGTCGAGATGGGGCAGCTGTTCCGATACACCCTGACCGTGAAGGCCAAGTAACTCCCGAGGGGTGAGCTATGGCGCTCGGCACCCCAGTCCACCTCGTCACTAACGCCAACCAGGGCAACGACGCCAACAGCTACGCCACGGCTGCAGCTACCCAGGCGTCGTTCATCGTAAACGACCTCATCGTTGCCTTCGTTGGCGCAGAGCAGACCACGGTTGATCCCACCACGCCCACGATGACCACGAACAACGGCGGGCCGACGATGACCCGGCTGGCCAGCGCCGATAACAACTGGGGAGGAGCCGGCGCGACCCGGCGCGTGCAGTGGACGTTCCTAGGCAAGATCACTGCAGCACCATCGGGCAACGTAACCTTCACCGCGGACTTTGGCGGTGTAACCCAGATCGGCTGCGAGATCAAGGTGACTCGCATCCCCGGCGCGCACACCGGACCCGGCGCTACCTCAGCAGTCGGTACGCCCGCTATCGGGTCAGGTACCGGCGATCTTGCGTCGCTAGCAACGATGGGCGCAGCGGTGGCATCGACCTCGCGAGCCCTCGCGATGGTTCACACGAACCTCAACGCGGTAGACATCGTTCCCGAGGCTGGTGGTAACTGGACCCAGCTGAACGACAACGGACACGGCACGCCGTCCATCTCGTTCATGTCCATGTATACCGCGTCGTCGTTCGACACGACAGCGACGGCAACGTGGACCCCAACGGCAACCTGGGGCACGACCGCGATCGAGATCATCGAGGCGGCGTACACCGGCACCGCGACCTTCGCCGGAGCCGCAGCAGCTACGGCGGCCACCGGGGCCGTCACCTTCACCGGCACGGCCGCCTTCGCAGGTGCCGCCGCTGCTACTGCAGCTTCAGGCACCGTTTCGGCGGCAGGTGCGACCGGTACGGCTACCTTCGACGCTGCGGCAGCGGCTACCGCAGCTGCCGGCACCGAGACGATCACGGGCACCGCGACCTTCGTCGGTGCTGCAGCTGACTTTGCCGGTACCAGCAGCCAGACGATCGCAGGCGCAGCTACGTTCGCCGGAGCTGCAGCCTCGTTTGACGCTGCGGGCGCGCAAGCGATCACCGGCGCTGCGACGTTCGCTGCAGCCGCGGCAACGTTCGACGCGGTCGGTGCGTTCACCGACAACGCTATCGAGGGCACCGCGGCGTTTGACGCTGCTGCTGCTGAGATGGCTGCGACCGGCGCGATCACCACTCCCAACGAGGGCGCTGCACAGGTGCATGGGTGGTCGATCTGGACACCACCTGGACCGATAGTGCTTGAAGGAACGTGCGTCATCACGATCATCGCCTACGGGACGCACGGCATCACTGACCTGCGGAAACGCGAAGAGGATGAGCTGCTCACGCTCGGGCTGCTGTCATAAGGAGGAACATGAGCGATCCGTGGTACTCGCGACTGTTCCACACGAACCAGTACGGATCGATGGCCAGGATCTCGCAGCCATCGGGCATCCCGATCGTTGAATACACCGCAGCGCAGAACGACCTGCTGTTCGTGGACGGCACCGGTCAATCCTACTCCACGCTGTACCGCACGCAGTACGCCGTGCGCACGTGCGTGAACTTCTTGGCGCTCAATATCGCACCGCTGAACCTCAAGACGTACCTCAAGACCAGCGATGGTGAACGCTTGGAGGTGCCGGGACACCCTCTCGCGCAGCTGCTGCAGCGCCCGAACCCGCGCACCACGCGCTACGAGATGATCCGGGGCACCGTTAGTGACCTGGCCATCTACGACAACGCCTACTGGCTGAAGGTGTTTGAGGGCAACCAGCGCGAGCTCTACCGTATCCCACCTTCTTACGTGACGCCCCGCGGCGGCTCCCTGCTCACCGGCCCACGGCTCTATCAGATCAACGCGGGTGGCGGACCGCGTGACTTCAAGCCGGATCGCATCGTCCATTTCAAGGGCTACGACCCCAGCGACCCGCGCCAAGGTGTATCGCCGCTTGAGGCGCTGCGATCGATCATGAACGAAGAGATCTCAGCTAGCAGGCATCGCACCGGCTTCTGGAAGAACGCAGCGCGACACGATGGCATCATCGAGCGCCCGCTAGAGGCACCGGACTGGTCCACCGCTGCAGAACAGCGGTTCAGGGTCCAGTGGGCCCAGAAGCAGGCAGGACATGGGAACGCCGGCAAGGCAGCGATCCTCGCAGACGGTATGAAGTGGGTGCCCGACTCGTTCAGCCCGCGCGAAGCAGAGTTCATGGCTGGGCGGGAGTTCGCGCTAGACACGGTGGCCACTCAGTATCAGATCCCGCTCGCGATGCTGTCGCGCAAGGGTGCAGCGACCTTTGCATCGATGAAAGAGTTTCGGAAGGTCATGTACGTGGACACGCTGGGACCATGGAACGCGATGATGGAGGGCACGATCTGGCTGCAGCTGGTGCCCGACTTCGACACCAGCGGCGATCTATACACCGAGTTCAACATCGACGAGAAGCTGCAGGGTGACTTTGAAGCGCAGGCAGAGGCGCTGCGTCAATCGGTGCAGGTGCCATGGATGACCGTGAACGAGGCACGCGCGCTGCGTGGGTTCCCGCGCATCGACAACTCGGACTTCGATGAACCAGCGGTGCCAGTCAACTACCTGCTCGGGGACGATGAACCGCAGGATGAAGCTAGCGTGACGCGTTTACGCGAGGTCGCACTCGCTGAAGACGCTGCGATCGCCGGAGGGGCGCTATGACAGAGGACATCTTCGACTCAACCGAAGCGATCGAGGAGTTCAAGGAGCTGATGCGCGAACCAGCAGCGCGCCAGGCGTTCGTCGAGCTTCGGGCCGACAAGGAAAGGGCAGGGGTCCGCATGAGGTATGACAACATCCTTCGGATGGTCTCGGAAACGCCGTGGGCGATCCGACCTTCGATGCTCGGTGTGATCGTGGACATCCTGGCGATGCGCGCGGAGGGGAACCGCTTCACCGCGAGCGAGATCGATGCGCGCATCAGCGCAGCACGCCGCACCACGACCCCAAGCGAAGGCGGCGTGGCAGTGATCCCGGTTCACGGTGTGATCGCTCCCAAGGCTGACATGTTCAACGAGGTCAGCGGTGGGATGAGCGTGCAGGGGTTCAGAGGGATGTTCAGGGACGCGATGCGGTCATCCGAGGTATCCGCGATCGTGTTCGATGTGGACTCGCCCGGGGGCATGGTGGATCAGGTACCTGAGATGGCAGCAGAGATCCGCGCTGCACGTGGTACCAAGCCGATCGTCGCGGTAGCGAACACCGAAGCCGCCTCAGCTGCGTACTGGTTGGCTTCGCAAGCTGACGAGATCGTGGCATCGAAGTCATCGCGCGTGGGATCGATCGGTGTTGTCACCGTCCACGAGGACCACAGCGCGGAAGCAGCTGCGCAGGGCGTGTCGCACACCGTCATCAGCGCTGGGAAGTTCAAGGCCGAGACCTCACCGTTCCAGCCTCTCACCGAAGACGGTGAAGCGCAGATCCAGGGGATGGTCGATGAGTACTACGGCATGTTCGTGAAGGACGTCGCCCGCGGGCGCGGTGCAAGCGTCGGGGCGGTGCGCAGCGGATACGGCGAAGGTCGCATCCTCAGCGCACGTGACGCGCTCGCGGGTGGCCTTGTGGATCGCATCGGGTCACTGGAGGACGTGGTCACGTCGCTGCTGCGCTCTGGCAGCACGGCAGGCT